GGACCCGGGCGACTTCCTGTTCATCCATCCGACGGAAGACAACGGGCGGCGCTGGTCGAAAATGAAGCTGGCGCCGATGCTGCGAAGCACGACGGCGCTTGCGCGGGTCTTTCCGGAACGGTCGCGGGAATCGACCGATTCCGTGATGTACAAGGAACGGGTCGACGGACGCGGCGCGATCCTGATATCCGGGGCGAACAGCCCGTCCAGCCTGTCGCAAGTGTCCATGCGCAGGCAGGTCCAGGATGACCTTGCCAAGTGGGTCATGAATTCGGCGGGCGACCCCGAAACCCAGGCGAACAGCCGGTCGCGCGGTTTCGAGTTCGCCAAGATTTTCAAGGCGAGTACCCCGCTTGTCATGCCGGGGTGCCGGATCACAAAGAACTTTGACGACGGGACCCAGGAAGTATTCGAGGTCCCTTGCCCCCATTGCCAGCAAATGCAGTCGCTGGAATGGGAAAACATGCTGTCGCACCTGGACGAAGAGCGGCCGGAAGACGCGCATTTCGTCTGCATCAATCCCGAATGCGGATGCCTGATAGAGGAACATCACCGCGCCGAAATGGTCCGGAAGGGCCGTTGGGTCGCGCGGAACCCGAAGGCCCGGAACCGGCATCGGAGTTTCTATCTTTGGTCCGCATACGGTCCGCTGCAAAGCTGGGGCCGTATCGCGGAAGAATGGCTGAAAGCGAAGGGCGACCCCGAATCGGAACGGGTCTTCCTGAACGATACGGTGGGGCTTGCCTATCGTGCGGAAAGCGAAAGCCCGCCCTGGGAAGAGTTGCGCGACCGTGCTGCGGAATTCGGGCACCCGCGCGGACGTATCCCCGCCGGCGGGCTGGTGCTGACCGTCGGGGTGGACTGCCAGAAGGACCATATAAAATTCCAGGTCGTCGCCTGGGGCCGCGACCGCCGCCGGTATGTCATCGATTACGGCATGATTGACGGGCACATATCGGAACCGACCTGCCAAGCCGGCTTGAACGACCTTGCCCGCCAGACATGGCGGAACGCGGCCGGAAATGAAATCGGCGTGGACAATCTGGCGATAGACGGGAACGCCTGGACGGAAGACGTCTGGGACTGGGCGAAAAAGCATTCCGCGCAGAAGGTCATGATGGTTCGCGGACGCGGCGACGATTCCGCGCCGCTGCTGGAACGGGTGAAAAAGGAACGGAACCGGCTTGGCGTGCTGCTGAAATGGTCAAAGCGTTTCTATAACTTCGCGGCGAGCGTCTTGAAGATGGCGCTTTACCGCAACCTTGCGAAGACCGATCCGATGGAACGCGGCTTCGTCGGTCTGCCACGGGATATGGAAGACGAGTATTTCCAGGAACTGACGGCGGAACGGCGTATCCCGAAGCGCAGCAAGGAAGGGTTCGTCACCTACAAATGGGAAAAGGACCCGGCGCAGCGGAACGAAGCCTTGGACACGATGAACCAAGCGGAAGCCGCGGCGATCAAATACGGCGTCCGGCGGATGCCTGATTCCGCCTGGGACCAGATTGAAGCGGTGCGGGACAAGCCCCCGGAAACCGGCCAACTGGACCTTGAAGACTGGACCGAAGCACAAACCGCCGCCCCCCGAAACGAGGGCGGCGGTTCCGCTTCCGCGCCCCAGAAACCGAAACCCAAACCGAAGCCCGCGGCGGCCCGCAAGCGGCGCCGGTCCGGATGGATGAACGGCACATGATGGAAACTCCGACAAAGGAACCGGAAACGCTGGTTGCCGGCGATACCTGGGCATGGAGGCGCGACGACCTGGTCGCGTATGCCGCCGACGGCTGGTCCTTGACCTATAGGCTTCTATCGTCGGTAGGGAAGATTCAGATAGCCGCGACGATCGATGCGGACGGCTATCTGGTGAACGTGCCGGCGGCGGACACGGCGGGATACGATCCGGACGACTATGCATGGCAAGCCCATGTTGCCAAGGACGGCGATAGGCATCTGATCGGAAGCGGCGTCGTTCAGGTTTCGCCGAACTTCGATGCCATGGAAGCGCACGACACGCGGACCCATGCGAAACGATGCCTGGACAATATCGAAGCGGTATTGGAACGGCGGTCCAGTAAGGATCAGGACTCCTACACGATCGAGGGGCGGCGGCTGGACCGCACGCCTATCGCCGACCTTCTGAAACTTCGGGACCGCTACCGGATCGAAGTTCAACGCGAAACCGGAAAACGCAAACGGCATGTCGCCGTTCGCTTCGTGGGGTGATGCATGTTCGATTTCCTTAAGCGCAAGCCGGAAGCGGCGCCGCGCCGCGTTGAACCCCGCATGCGGCGGAACTTCGCGTCGGCGGCGACCGGGCGCTTGACGGCGGATTGGCCGGTGACCGGGGTCATGCTGGATGAAAGTATCCGGCGGGATCTTCGGGCGCTTCGGACGCGGTCCCGCAAGTTGGCCATGGACTCCGACTATATGAAGGGGTTCCTTCGTACCATAGAACGAAACATTATCGGCGCCGACGGCGTCGGCGTCCGCTGGCGGGTGAAGCGCGCCGACGGGTCCATTGACCCGTTGAATGAAGAGGTGCGCGCGGCCTTCAAGGATTGGTGCGAAGTCGGCGTCGCGACCGTCTGCGGCATGCATTCGTTCCGGGACGTCGAAGGGTTGGCGGCCCGCGTCATGGGGCGGGACGGCGAATTCATCATCCGGGAAATACGCGGCTTCCAGAACGGCTTCGGCTATGCGCTGCAGGTCCTGCCCGCCGATCTTCTGGACGAAACCTATAACGATACGCTGCGAAACGGGAATACGGTTCGCATGGGTGTCGAGCGTGACAAGTGGTTGCGCCCGGTTGCCTACCATTTTCGGCAAACCCCCAAGGACCCGATTTTGATTGCCTACCTTCCGGGCGGCGACCGGGTCCGCGTGCCGGCGGATGAAATCATCCATTTGTTTCTTGCGGACGACGTCTGGCAAACGCGGGGCGTGCCTTGGGCGCATACGGCGGCCCGGCGGCTGAACATGCTGGGGAACTTCGAAGACGCGGCTTTGGTTAATGCCAGGGTCGGCGCGGCGAAGATGGGGTTTTATCAGGCGCGCGACGAGCTGGTCGGCGACTTCGACGGGGAAGAGTCCCCCGACAAGGACGATGAATTCATCGAAGACGCCGAGCCCGGAAAGTTCGGAATCATCCCGCACGGATACGAATTCAAGGAATTCAACCCGGCTTTTCCGACAGGCGATCTTGCCCCCTTCGTCAAGGGCATGCTGCGCGGCGCGGCAACGGGCCTGGGCGTCGATTACAACGCCTGGGCCAATGACAAAGAGGGCGTCAACTATTCGACCCAGCGCAGCGGCATGGTGGACGAACGGGACCAATGGAAGGTTCTGCAAACCTTCGTTATCAGCCGCGTCCATTGCCGGATCGTCCGGGGGTGGCTGGAACAAGCCGTCCTGTCGCGGAAAATCAACATGCCGTTTTCCCGTGTTTCCGAATTCCGGCGCCCGCAATTCCACCCGCGCGGCTGGACCTGGATAGACCCCCAGAAGGAAATCCGCGGCTATGCGGAAGAAATAGCCTTGGGGATCAACAGCCGCCTTCGGGTCGCTGCATCGCTGGGACGGGATCTTCGCGAAGTCACCGAAGAACTGGCGGCCGAACAGGCCATGGCGGAAGAAATGGGCGTCCCTTATCGGGCCCCGGTTCCGGCGAAGGAAGAACCAACCGACAAACCGAAAGAGGAACAGGACGATGCCTGACGGTAACGCCCCCATGATGAAATTGCGGACCCAATACCGCACGGCGCAAATCATCGGTCGCGCGGAAGCCGGCGACAGCGCGGAAGAGTCCCGGACGCTGGAACTGTCGTTCAGCAGCGAAGAACCATACCGCCGTTGGTGGGGGGTCGAGGTCCTTGGGCACGGTTCCGGCGAAATCGACCTGGACTGGTTCAAGGCCGGATCGGCGCCGCTGCTGATGGACCACAACACGCGCGACCAGATCGGCGTCATTGAGGCGGTCAGCATCAAGGACGGAAAGGGACAGGCAACTGTCCGCTTCGGCAAGAGCGCGCGGGCGGACGAAATCCTGTCGGATGTCCGCGACGGTATCCGGTCCAATATCTCGGTCGGGTACGAGATTCGGAAAATGCGGTTGGAAGAGGAATCCGACGAAGGGAACACCTACCGCGTCACGGATTGGCAACCCTTGGAAGTGTCAATCGTAAGTGTTCCGGCGGATACCACGGTCGGTATCGGTCGCGAAGCGGGCGACGGCGATGGTGCCGCCGTCATTATCGAAACCAAGCAAAGCGAGGAAAAAGCTATGCCCCCTGAAACCCCTGCCGTCGCCCCGGTTGTCACGCCGGCGGTCGATGAAAACGCGATCCGCGCAAATGCCGAAAAGGCGGTCGTCGGTCGCGTCACTGAAATTCTGGCGCTGGGCGCGCAGTTCAAAATGAACGACGAAGCCCAGAAGCACATTGCCGAAGGCGGCACGGTCGACACGTTCAAGGACCTTATCCTGAAAAAGCAGGGCGCCAAGGCGGTTGAGCGGCCGGTCACCGAACTTGGCATGGACGCCAAGGATGTCCGCAAGTATTCGCTGGTGCGGGCGGTGCGCGCCTTCATCAACAAGGACTGGTCCGAAGCCGGTCTGGAACGCGAAGCGAATATCGCCATTCAGAAGGAATTGGGTCGCGACCCCAATGGGTTCTTCGTTCCCTATGACCTGCTGACCGCGCAGCGCACGCCGGAAGAAATCCGCCATATTCGCGAACTGAATGTCGGCACCGCCACGGCGGGGGCGGAACTGGTGGCGACCGACCATCTGGCGGGATCGTTCATCGAACTGCTGCGCAACCGTGCGGTTACGTTGCAGCTGGGTGCGGTCTTCCTGTCCGGCCTGCGCGGCAATGTCGATATTCCGCGCCAGACCGGCGGGGCGACGGCCTATTGGCTGGACGAAGGGGAAACCGTGACCGGGTCCGACCTGGCGACGGACAACATTACCCTTGCCCCCAAGACGGTCGCGACGAAGACGTCCTGGACCCGGCGCATGATGCTGCAATCCTCGCCGGCGGTCGAAGGGCTGGCCATCAATGACCTGCTGCGCACGATGGCGCTTGCGATCGACCAAGCGGCGATCAACGGCAACCCGGCGAACAAACAGCCGCGTGGGATCATGAACCTTGTCGGCGTCGGCGCGGTCGCGATCGGCACCAATGGCGGGGCGATGACCTGGGGTCATGTGGTCGACCTGGAAACCGAAGTCGCGGCGGACAATGCCGATATCGGCGCCATTGCTTACCTGACCAATACGAAGGTGCGCGGCAAGCTGAAACAGACCCAGAAGGTGACCGGCGAATCCGCCTTCATCTGGGAAAACGGCCAGAACGGCGACGGCATGCTGAACGGTTACCGCGCGGCGGTCAGCAATCAGGTGCCCAGCAATCTGACCAAGGGAACCGGGACCGCCCTTTCCGCCGCGATCTTCGGAAACTTCGGGGACCAGATCGTCGGCGAATGGGGCGTCCTGGACGTCATGGCGGACCCCTACACGAATGCGGACAGCGGCGGCGCCATCGTCCGGGCCTTCCAGGACCTGGATATCGGTTACCGTCACGCGGAATCCTTCTCGGTCTGTGCGGATATCGAAACCGTCTGACCGGTCCTGAATTCCTGACCGTATATCGGTAACCCCGCCGGGATATTCGGAACCCGGCGGGGTTTTGTTTTTTCATTCAAAGAGGAGTGCCAGACATGGCCAAGAAAGAATCCCGGAAGGTCCTGTTTGTTCGGGATACCTTCGTCGACGGCGAACTGGTTGAGGCCGGTTCCTTCGAAACCCTGGACAAGGGCGACGCCACCCAGGTTGTCGGTTCCAGCAAGGCGGTTCTTGTGACCGGCGAAAACGAAGCGGACCTGAAAAAGCAGGCGGCCGACATCAAGAAACACAAAGCCGCCCGCGCGGGCGCGCCTGCGGCGGCGGCCGGTGTGCCCGCCGGGTATGTGAAGGCGGAAGCCGTCCAGGGCATGGTCGATGCCGCCGTTTCCGCTGCGGTGGAAAAGGCGGTCGCCGCGGCCTTGGCGAAAACGCCGACGGCGTAGGGGGTAAGACCCCATGGCGATCGAGGATGCGGCGGACCTGGAAGGGTTCTTCGATATTGAAGACGGGTTCGCCGTGCCCGCCATTTATCGGGCGCAAGGCCAGGGGGCGGGGAAAACGGTTCCCGTCGTCCTGGCCAGCCCCGACGAAATCACGTCGGTTGCAAGCCTGGACTTCGTGACCGGGACCACGGTTGCCCGCCTTATGGTCAAGGATGCGCCCAGCCTTGCGGCGGGCGATACCTTCACCATCGAAGGGGTGTTCTACAGGGTCGGCGGCGCACCCCGGCGGGGTGTGGACAAGGGCGTCTGGACGGCCGGTCTGGTCGAAGGGTGACGCATGGCGCTTGGGATAGAGGCGACCGTGACGGGCGACCTTCGGAAGACGGTAGACCGTGAAGGGGTGCAACTGGCGCGCGGTGCAACCGCGGCGGTCAGGAAGGTAACGCGCGGCGGACGGGACCGTCTGCGCCGGCAGGTCCAGAATGCGGGGCTTGGTAACCGGGTGGCGAAC